GTTTCTGCCGAATCAACAACTCCGTTTCCATCAGTGTCATAAACGGATGCCTTCATATCACCATCACCAATAATAACCCACTCTGTGCCATTGTGCTGATAGAGTTTGTTTTCAGAGCTGTTGTAGTACACCTGACCTAACTTGCCGTTCGTTGGTGCTGTGGTCAAGGGCTGTATCACTGCATTTTGCAGTTCATTCTGATTTAAGTTGATTGATGTAAGAAATTGTTTTGCCATAGTTTATTTCCTCCATTTAATTAAAATATGCTTTCCCGCTAAATGCTGCGGTAAAAGTTAGTGTTACTGTATTTATGTCATTGTGCATTACGTCACCTATGACCTCTGTTCCTGCACTGTCTACGACTGTCACGGCAGGATTTTTGCCAAGATTGTGTTTAACAACCCATGTGTCTGACGCAGTACCCTGATTGTGCATATAATGCACATCAGACGCCTTTAGTGATTCAAGCCATTCTTCCTCAGTTCCTTTGAAGCCATTTTCAACCGCTACTTCATAAGCACTTGCCCCCTTGTCGCCTTTGTACATTTCTCTGCCAGCAAGGACTTGTACTTCTTGAGAGGACTCATCAACCCCCATAGGGATTTCACCTGTAATGTCAACGCCAGTAACCGATATTGTCTTTTCAATTACATTGGATTCCATTAGATCACCTCGTCTTCATCCTCAACATCAACTACTTGGTCATAAGCTATGCCTGATGCAAGAACAGTTCCACTTGCTGTTTTGAGCCTGAACTGAATCTTGACCTTTCCTTTTTTCAGCTTGAAAGTTTCCTCCTGCGTGAGCGTAGTTTTTACAGTATTTCCGTCAACGATTACGTCAGGTGTTACTTTCTTGAAACGCATTTTTTTGTCCTGAGAAAAGTACAGATGTATAGTGTCTGTATCTTTCAATTCAAAGTCCGTCACTGTTAAAGCTACGGTAGGTGTTGTTCCTTTCGTTATCATGACGCTTCTCCTTCCTCAGGCGTTTCTGTTTCAGCTTTCAATTCAGCTTCCACCTCCGCCTGTTTACACCCTCTGATGCACTGGCTAAGGAACTGCAGGCAACCTGCCATAATCATCGTGTTTTCGCCTTTCGTTTCGATGTCAACAAGTGTGTTGAATAATTTTGCGTAATTTTCTTTATGGTTCATGTTTTGTCTCCTTTTATTAGCCTATAGCTTCAACGATCATGTTTGTACGGCCACTTCCGGCAGGTGTGTTAATCACTCTGCTTGCTGTGCTTTTCCAAGCACCTATGAATATAAAGTCTCCTTCTTGTACTCCAATGATTGCATTTGAGGCACACGTTCCGTAAGAACCGTTATTATGCTCTATATGTGTAGCTGCTTGGGAAAAAGCCGTCAGCTTAGTATCTGCACTTTCTCTCCACCTGTAGATTGTTGCAAGTACGCCTGTAGGCGAATCGGTTTCAGAAAATAAGTAAACATTGGAATGCACACGTACAGCGTGAATGTCTTTACCGATTCTTATGCCGTAAGTAGTTACACCCGTTCTGTCACCAAATGTTACGACACAAGTATCGAGAGTTAAATTACCTTTATAATTTGACCAAACTGTAGGGACTGCATCTCCGTGGTATGGCCAAAAATTCTGATATGCAGTTGACCACGTAGGTCCGTCTTCAGTTGTTCTTACCTGCATATATGACGGAGTATAGCCTAATAGTGCAAGCAATGTTTGGTCACGATTCTCGAAGTTAAGATTGCCACCTAAAATGATCTCATCAGCGAATAGATTACAATGGGACTTACCTTCACCATGAAATAATGCAAATCCTGCACTTATATCCTCTTTCTCATCCCTTACGTCAAACGAAACACTGTTGTCCTGTATGTAGCATTGAGCATAAGCACCCTCTCCTGTACTAGACTGAGTAGTAAAGCCTATATGCCCTCCCTTACTTGCTAAGAGGCTGACTCCGTTTGATAATTCCAGTGCTCCCCCTTGGCTATTTTCGAGTAGTGTTTTAATCTCACCCATTGTTGAGATAAGTTCTAAAGCCGTTTCCACACTCTTTCCAGTTTCATTTTCATTTAAGGAAAAATGAAGCAAAGGTACAGCAAAGATAGAATGGCCACTAGGATATATGCCTTCCATATCTACAGTTCGGTCATAATAATCCGGTTTAGAATATAATTCCGAAACTAGAGCATACTGCTGAGGATATCCGGAGCTGTTAGGCAATACAATGCCCTCTCTTAAAGCACGCAGTTTGTCATCGCTTAACTCCCATCCAGCGATTTCTCCTGAATCTGTTTCAACGTGTGCACCGTACAGCTTTGCGCCTGTGATAGAGCCTGTAGCATTGATGTCCTTTGCAAAGATACTATTAACGTCTATCTGATCTGCTTTGATTGAGTTTGTATAAATCTTACCGCCATCAATATAGGTTGCATCATTCTTGCTGCACCAAGCCGAGATTGTGTCGGATAAATCGCCTGTGGCATCTTCTATATCACTGAATTTGCCGCTAAGGTCAGTATCGAAGTCGGAAATTGACACCGCACCTTGCAGGTTAATATGTTTAGCCTGAATCTTCGCTGTGTCAGAAGCGAGATTGATTTGACTAATCATATAGTCGCCATTAAGTGCTCTGCCCTCGCTGCCGAGATACAGCTCTTTTGCTCTTATAGAAAGCTCATCTTTCTCAGCGTTATAGACAAGTGCTCCCTTGCCACCCATGTTGAAGTCGCCTGTTGAGGTTATATTCTGAGCGAACAGATCATATACATTGATATGTTCTGCTGTGACAGATTCTTTAACAAGCACACTTCCGTCCAGTTTCTCGTTGTACTTTGGGTCGCTGTCTACAGTTGTCTGTCCGAGAGAGTCGATGTTGAGCCGCCTGTAAATTCCATCAGTGCCTTGCAGGATAAGCGTGTCCGCTTTCAAGGTTCCTGCTTTAATCAAGTCACCATAGATTTCCACACCTACGAGTCGTCGGCTGTAAGAACCGTCTCCTGCATTGACGTTCTTGGCGATAAAGTCCCCAGTGACCATGAGATCCTCTACCCATGCTTGGTCAATGTTTGCTTGGTCTATCTTGGCGTAGTCGGCATAAAGATCCTTGAAGTCACCCTTCTTAGCCTCCACCGCATTAGCCGTTACCACTTTGAAATGGCCATAATCGTCAAACAGAATCCTGAAGTCTCCCTTTGACATTGACTGCATCATCGGATGTGTCTCAAGAGGCAGGTCGTCCATTGTGACTTCAAGCTCATTGAAAGCCCTCTCTACGGATTCTTTGAATGATTGTAGTCTCTCAATATCGGATATGTTAGGGTTACGGTCAAAATCCAGTACAACAGATGATGCCATTTACCTCACATCCTTTCCCATGGTGCTGACTCTGAACTCACGCACCAGCGACTCGATTCTGCAGTTGCCTTCGCCTTCGAGCTTTATGGAGAACTTGTCGCATCGTCTAGGCACTATCGGAACAAGCTGCGCCCTTTCCGTATGATTGTTTATGTGCTTCACAAGCTCCCATTCGCCCTCACCTATCTTGATGTAGATATCAAGCTCAGAACCTTCTTCCAGTTTCAGCCTCATCTTCATTCGAGAGTAAACTTTCTTTTCTTCGATGAACTCATCGAAAGGTCCGAACTCTACCATCCAGTTGATGTCTTTCTCTGAATCAAGAGGTTTGCCGGAATCCATCTCATATATCTTGTTGTCGGTGGCATCTATATAAAGCACCTTGCCGTTGTGATAGCAAAAGTCTTTCGCTCTTGTATTGTCTTCCTTATGCCAAAGCATTCTCTCCATGTCGAAAACCAAAAACTCAGGCTCTCCATTGAATAATGCCGACAGATAATACTTCATGCCGTCCGTTCCTGCGATAGCATCAGAGAACTTATCCTTGCCGAAATTCTCTGAGATCAGCATAGGAACTCCGCCTGAGTATGCCATGATGCCAAGACGAGACTTGTATAACACAGTCTCATTTATAACCGCTATTGACTTGTGGCTGCCCTTTTCGAGAGCATGGCACTGAGCCGTGGTTATCTGAAAGTTTGCCGGTTTATTTCCGTAAACCTTATGGATGCAGTCTTCCTTAAAGAAAAGAATGTGCGCGCTATATGCTGCACAGCCTGTCCATTCTCCGTCTGTTCCCTGTTCCGCATAGTAGGAATCAAGGTTGGTGCTCTGAAAATACGCCCAGTTGGTAGGATCTCCGAGCTTTGAAGCATAGATGGTATTATCCTTGTTGGAGACTCCCCACAGCCTGTTGTTGTACTCAAGCACATAGTCAAGGTCCGGG